TCTCTACCCCTCCTGCTGTATCGCATTGAACTCGGGTCCAGTATTCACCCAGAGCATGTTGATGCCTTCCACAAAGGCAACTACGAGGCACAGATGAACTTCTGGCAACAGCGCGGTGCTCAGATGACTGCTGAAGATATTATGGAATATGATCCATACCTCGGTAGGGTCACCGAGAGTACTCATAAACCGTCTTAACCCAGTCAAAACCAAGTTACGGTTTCCGCACATAACTGGTAACTTATGCTTAGTATACGTTATAATTAATACAGTTGCATTCTGGGTATGGAAGCCCAATATTCCTCCACTGCCTACTTCCTCATGGGAGTCGGCGTCTACTGCGGTATCGCTCTTGCTGCCGCAATGTTCAAGATTTCACAGGCCACTATTGAGAGAAACGTCTACATAGAGGTAAATAGCGATAACCCTGCAAATGGAGAACAGAAGAACTAGAAACATCCTTATTATTTCCCTAGCACTCAACGGAGTACTTGTAGTATTATCTTCAGTGATAGGGACTATGGCATTCCTAGGTGGTCTTGCCTCTTGCACTGTCGGAGCAGTAAACGAGATTACGGATACTGTAGAAGACATTAAGGATCTTCCAGGAGACGTGGAGGAATCTGTCGAGAATGTTATTGGTGACAGTCTGCCCATTGGACTCAAGTGACTTGACTCGAAGGTGGAAGTGATCTACAATACTTATACGTCACCATTGTCGTCTACTTTAATTGAATCATGAGTGAAGAAAATCAAACAGACTTTTCTATGGAAAGAAAAGAATGTTCTGTATGTAAAGCAGTATGGTTGAACGGTGTCCATTACTGGGCAACCGGTTGTAAAGGTGACGAGGAGACACTCTCGAACCTGGTATGTGGACTGGTAAACAAACCAGGATGCCTCAACAAAAAGCATAAGAAAGGTCACGTTTACGGCGACAAAGACACCTGGGAGAAGCGTGCAAGTTTTATCAATGCTAAAATGAATGATGCCGGTATGGGTTGGGATTGAGTATGAGGCCAGAACAAGTTGAACTGTGGGAAACCTTCCCCGACGATGACCGAGATGGGTTTTCTGATATGGTTGACCGAGGCAGAAGGCAGTTGATCCAAAGGATGTACGATATGTCCTTCGACCTCAAGGACATATACGGCGACAAGTATGAGTGAGTCGCAGCACCCCCTTCGGGGGTGCTTTTTTCTTAAGTATTTCTTCCGTCAGGAAAGCAAAATAAAAGGTTGTTCACACACCCGTGAGTGTTTATACTACATACAGGTAACAAACCCACTATGAACAACGAACTTCTTTTTTGGGCAGCGGTTTTCGCAGGAGCAGCAGGCGCTACACTGTTCGCCCTGGCGTATGCTATATTGGGTCCATGGTTATTCGTCCCATTTGAGTCCAACAAAAAGCAATGATCCCCATTCAAAAAGTTAAGCAAATGTCAGACAAGTTCATCAACCGTTACGAGTTTGCTATGAGTTCCTTCGCCAGGTTGTATGGCGTGAAAGGGACCTACAGTCTAACGGTAAAAAACTTTTGTAGGGAATGGGCAAACGGTTCCGTTGCAATTTCTTATGAAACCCTGGATGATGTTGATGCGTATTTCTCCTCATTGCTAAAAATGTGAGGATATGCTAATATATAGAAATAGGTTAATGGTTCTATTATGACCAAAGATAATCACGAACGACTGATGGATCTCGGTTGTCATATGGATGACAGCGGGATGTTTGTCTGTGACGATGTAAAGGAGGAGGAAGTAAAAACACCCAAGTCCCATAACAAAAAGGTTGCCATCTTCGGATCGGCAAGAACTTCTCCAGACTCAGGACTGTTCCAGTCCATTGAGCGTATTTCGTACGAACTTGCTTCCGAAGGATGGACTATCGTGACCGGTGGTGGTCCTGGTAGCATGGAAGCAGCAAACAAAGGTGCTTACAGGTACTGTGGTGATGACGAAGAGGTTTGCTCTCTCGCTCACGCTATCTACCTACCCTTTGAGGAAGCGATCAACGAGTATGTCCAGGAACATACCAAGCACAAGGAGTTCTTCTCCCGCCTGAAGACTTTCTCTGAGTGTGATGCTTTCATTGTGAGTCCCGGAGGTATTGGAACTCTCCTAGAGATGGCACTTGTATATCAACTCATTCAGGTCGGTCACCTTGAAAGGAAACCAGTGATCTGTGTTGGTCGCATGTGGAGAACACTCCGCGAATGGTTGGAGAACGAGATGCTCGAGTCTAAGTTCCTATCCTACGAGGAACTAAAAATGATTCACTATGTGGATCGTTTCAGTGAGGCAAAGCAACTTCTTGACGGTATTGTAAAGAATTCCTGAAGTGTGCTATAATATCTCTGGTGAATTATTCGTTATGGGTAATACGCATAGGAGGTGTTATGCACAATCTAATTTCACACAATCGTCTTGCTTTTTGGCAAGAAACTGCCGATTCGATTCGGGAGAACCCTGATACAGATATTGACACATACTTTGAATGTGTCAGTGAGTGTGAGGATAATATGGCAAAATGTAAGAGAAAGTGTAGATTGGTTTTTGACTAACTTCCATATGACCCCCCTCTGGGGGGTTTTTCTATAAATAGAACACCGATTTGATTGAAACTATGTCATTCAGTAAATATGAGGAGCAGGAGGCACGCCAGGCTGCCGTGAGAACGTGGTCTGTGCTCCTAGGACACGTCGTTGCTCCCCCCCTGACCTCTTTGTACTACGCAACTAAGACCTCGTTCTGGAAACCCTTCTGGAGCGCCTCAGCGTTGTGGTTGGCACTGTTCCTGGTTACCCCCAGTAACCTCAGAAAAATCAACTGGGTTCTTCCCCCATCACTATCTGCTACACTGATCCTTCTAAACTCTAAGAAGAAGAAAGAGGAACTGTGTCTCGAGTGTGCGGAAGAGGCAGACGCACTTATTGCTGATATTAAGGAGAAAAGAAATGTCTGATCAACTAAGAGAAGTAAACCTTGAGAAGGGTATCTCTACCAAAAAACTCAAGGAACAGAATGCCGAGAAGAAGGCAACCATGAAACAGAAGAGTGTGGAATATACCGAACCACAACACGAAGACCCAGAAATTCTTCGTCGTATGAGAACTCGCTGATAGTGTGCTATAATATCCACACAGTTTCTGGAGATTCCATATGAGTAGGAAAAAAGACAACACGATGAAGAAACTAAAGCACCAGTTTGCAGAAAAGTTTCCTTTTCGACATGTAGTCATCCCAGAGAGAGGTGAAGTGTGGATTAAAGGTAGTTATCCCGGTTGTATGGCAGTTACTTCTTTGATGGAGAAATTCTATCCAAAGTACAAACCATGCCTCACAAAACTCGAAACTATCATTGCACTAGAAAAAGACGTATCTATTAGAGAAACATTTAATGTCTGACGACAGTTTTAGTATCAGCCCCCTACTACTTCAAGTGGGGGGCACTTTAATATCATTTATTTTGACTATCATCCCATTACTAATATTATTATGATGACCCCATCAACATATACAGTTTATTCTAAGAACGGATGTAGTTACTGCGAAAAAGTAAAAGCAGTCCTTACACTTGCCGAGGTCCGTTTTATCGAAATGAAACTAGACAGAGACTTTGATAGGAAGCAGTTTGTCAGTACTTTTGGTGCTGGTTCTACCTTCCCACAAGTACTCGATGAAGAAGGAAACCAACTCGGTGGTGCTTCAGAAACCGTTAAGCATCTCAAAGAGCAGGGGCTTGTATGAGCGGAGGTAGTAACCTAAATAAGAAGGAATCCTCGGGTGCTAACCGAGGGTTTGAGTTAATGTTGAGACATAGGAGTAGGAAAGAAGAGGCACCAAAGTTATTCGACTACAAGGTGGATAAAACTCTCAGTCTTTTTGGAAAAGAGATTAGGTTCTTATTCAACCTTCAAATGAATTCAAGAAAAAAAAGTTCTCTCTAAGGAGGAAAGGCCATGTTAATGAGTGTTGTTCTCACGTTCTCTGTAATCAGTTCTCTGTTATTCTTATGTGTTGGTGGAGTGATTGGTTACTTACTTAAGGAGTATGTGAACGAAAGAAACTCAACCTTCATTCCGACTCACCCAGAAATGTTCGACGAAAACGGAAATATTCTCCCCGACTCCATCTTTGCTGTTAGATTTGAAAACGGTCTAGATGACTTTGGTGGTCCAGAGTAAACATAGCACCATAAATATCGTATACTGAAAGAAACATCATTCCATTATGACTTCATCAACACCTAAGAAGGTTGCTGCAAAGAAACCAGCAGCCAAGAAGACCCCTACCGTCCGTAAGGCACCTGCCGCCAAGAGTCTTCCTCCCAATGCATTCGTATTTGAGATCCTCGACCTCGCTGCTAAGCAACGCACTATTGCTAAGAAAGTTGAAGTTCTGAAGGAATATCGGAACGATGCCCTGACTGCTGTGCTAATTTGGAACTATGACGAGAGCGTGATCTCCATGCTCCCTGATGGCGAGGTTCCATTCAACAAGAATGATGTTCCCGTCGGCACTGACCATACCTCCCTCCGCCGCGAGTGGAAGAACCTTTACCACTTTGTTAAGGGTGGTAACGATTCCCTCTCAAAGACCCGAAGAGAGAGTATGTTTATCCAGATGCTCGAAGGACTCCATCCCAATGAAGCAGAAGTCCTCTGCTTGATCAAGGATAAGCGTCTGCAGAGCAAGTACAAACTAACTAAGTCTGTTGTCGAACAGGCATTTCCTGATATTAAGTGGGGTGACCGCTCTTGACAGTCAACGAAAATCGTATCCGAGTGATCCAGCGCGACTGCAAAGTCGAAGCAGCAAAGGATCGCTCCCTGCCCGTAAATGCCTTTATCGTGGAATACGTTAAAGAGTCAGGCACTACACATTACGACATCGTAATGTCGAACAAGCAGGTGGATATTTTCGATGCATATTATGATGTATATCGGAAAGGTTTCCGCAGTCTCAAGCAGACTGATGGCAAAATCAACCCTAAACTATGGAACCCCCCGTCAAAATCATGAAGAAAGGATTCAACGAAAGTGGGATTGAGGTAGAGTTCGACGTCAAATCAGACGACGTCGATCGTCTCCTCAAGAAGTATAAGAAGGTAAAGAAGTATCAAAGGTCTGCTATCCACGAGTTAAATGTTCTCGATGGAAAGGAAGATATTGTTACTGAACTAATCAAGGAAGCCAAGGAAGCAGGATATTAAGTCTTGTTAAGTTGTGGTTTCCGCATAAATAGTATGGTATAATAAGAGTTGAGGGGGAAGGACCATGATTGAACTTCTACTATCTGCTCAACTAACTTGTGAAGATGCTT